TTTAGCCATGGTGTCTCAATGATAAGTTTTTGTAAGAAGATCGACATGTTATCCGCTCTCTCCTTAGAAGCGGAGATTATCATTATCTTTCGCTCTGGATCATTAAATAATGTCCACAACACAAACGCCCCGGTGATCCAGCTTTTGCCGACACCACGGAACGCCTGTATTTGTAGTCTTTTTGGTCCTGTCTGTAAGTAGTCTGCGATTGCATACTGTGCCCGAGTAGGCGGTGGAAGGTGTAACTCATGCCATAATGCTTGCAAAAACAACTTAAAGTCTTGCTGCAATAGGGCTAGAGAATTTTTTTCGGTCATGGTTTAGGTTTTTTCTTAGGTCTACCCCGTGATGATTTAGCTCTAGCTTCTACAACAGGGTTTTCAGTAAATACTTTTCTGTATGCACCTTTAATAGGGTCTTCATCTACTATAGGTTCTCCTATTTTTCTAGTAGGTAATTTACCAGCGTTATCGACACCAGCACCAAAACCTCTAGCTGTAGCATCATCTAAAAATTTATCTAATAAACCTAGCTGTTGGGCATCCTCTAAATTGTTTAGGTAATCGTTTATTACTTCTTCTACCCAACCTTCACGGTAACCACCCATTGGGTTTTCTTTAGTTGCTGTTTTTTTCCAACCTTTTGTATAAGGTTTAAACATATCTATCTGCTGTTGCCCATGTATCATACCTTTTTGATTTTTAAATGCGTCTCTAATTGCTTTCTGGCTTTGTCTTGGTAACATTTTAAATCCACCAAAGTCAAAATCCCAGACTTCCATTAAATAGTCATCAAAATCTTGTATACCAAACTTTCTTTTTTCTGCAAGTGCTTCCATTGTAGATTGTATAAAATCATCATGCAACTCTACTGGTAGTAAATTGTCAAGAAAGTTTCGCATATCAGGATGTATAAACTTAAGATATTCTTCCTCAATATTAGCAGATACATTTCTCATTCGGTTAATGTCTATAGGTATATCTTTTCTAGATCCACGAGCCCTATTACCTTTTTCGACTAACTTAACAACTTCATTTCTACGTCTATCCATGCTAATTTCTACAAGGTTTCTAGCGGGTTCAAGTTCTAAATTGCTTGCAAAGTTAGCACCTTTACCGCTGCCACCAGCTAAACGTCTGTAAATATTTTTAGCAGCGTTTATATGTCCTATATCATAAGCACCAGAGTCGACACGTAGCTTTTCAAAGAAGTCCATAAGTTCAGTATCAGTTATATCAGGTTTAACTTTGCTCATAACAGCTTTTGCTCTAGCTGAACCTAAACCTTTCATCCAATCGTTGAAAGCGGCTATTGCTTCTACAGTATCATCAAAGGCAAAACCAAACTGTTGTAGTTTAAATTCCTTATTCATATACTCTCTAGCCTTTTCTACCTGTCTTAATACTTCTTGTTGTTTCTGTAAAAATAGTGCAGCTTCTGTATCTGTGCCACCAAACTTTTTCTGTAGCTGTTTTACTAGCTTCTTATCTACTTTAGTTACAACTTCCTTACGTAATTTGTCACTATACTTAGGTGTTCCGGGTCTACCTTCTACGCCTTTACCCATTACAGCAGCATTTAAATCAAATACATCACCTTTACCAGCAAGAATCTTTGCTTTTTGTTTTTCTGGTGTAGTTAACTTTGGTGCAACTGGTCTTTCAGTAGCTTTATTAGTTTTAACTATGTTCTCGAATACTTCGTCACCTAATTCATTAGCTACAGTTCTTTGTGCAAGTCTAGGTCTACCACCTAATAATGCTGCACCAGCAAAATCTCCAGCTGAGTCTGCTTTAGTAGCAGCTTTTGTAGATTTAGCCCATGCTTTAAGTAGTTTAGGTGTTTTAAGAAAGCGTTTTGGTATATATCCTAAGCCAAGTGTAGCTAGATCAACCGTATCAGGCAGTAAAAACTCTCCTAATAGTGCCAAAGCTACATGTCTTTCGCTTAGACCGTCGATAATACCTTTTCTAGCTGTGTATAAGTTGTTATCACCAAGACCTATTCTACCTAGAACATTTTTATCAACTGTATCCATAGCTTGACCAAAGACTGTTAGCCCATGACCTACTAATCTTAGGAAACCATCGCTATCTTTTTCTGGTTTATGTCCATCTATTCTTTCCTTAGCTTTCTCTAAACCTGTCTTAGCAGCTTCTATTTCTTCTGGAGTTTTAGGTGCAAGCTGTTCTGTCGTAGGATTTGATAACGCATCACCTTGTGCTTGTATGTCTTCATCACCTAGACGTTGTTGATTTTTACGTCTATTAGCTTTGTACTGTGGGTAGATACGTTTTCTATAATCACGTGTACCTTCGCCTTCACGTTGCTTACGAATCTTACCTTCTGTTAGATCATCTTTAGCTTCTTCGATACGCTCGTTTTCTGCTTTCTTTTCTTTATTCAGTTCTGATTCATAAGGATCTTTTTCTGTCATCTTATATGTGATAAAATAGTTTGTTCTCTATCTGTGATGCCGAATGTCGACCTCATCCAGTCTTTCCAGTTTTTACTACCTTTTTCCTGATTGCATCTTCGACACGACGGGACAACATTCGCCGTAACATCTTTCCCGCCTCTGCATTTTGGGCGTACATGGTCGATGGTGAGGTTTTGTAAATCATAAGTTTCTCCGCAATAAACACATTGACAATTAAAGTGCTCTTTAATAGCCCTTCTCCAGAGCCGTTTTGAATCTGAACTTGTCATGGTTATTAAATTGTGTAAATAGTAATCAGGGTTTGGTAGTAATGGGGTCATTTTTTAATTTTGAGTCTGCTACGTCGATTTTTTGATGGTTTTTGTAATCTGCCACGGGTTTTACTACCCTTATAATGGGCGGCATCCAACCCGTCACGGTTTCCATATGTACCAAGTTTTCGATTAAGTTTGTTTGCATTGACTCTAATTTCTAGACCTTTTTTGGTTTTGTTATATTTCCGCTGCTGTTTGCGACGTTTTGCCGCTGCCTTCGGATTCTTCTTGTAATACTTAGAAGTTTTGCTTGCCATATACTTTCCTCTTTACAAGAGATGGGTCAACTGTAGGTAGAAGTTTGTTTAGCTTGTCTAAAGGACTACCATCGTAGGCAACGCCAGTAATGTCATTTGTCTTTAGCCAATCGCATGCTGCTTTTAAATCTTGTGTTGTAGCTTCTCCACTTTTTATTCTATGCAAGAAGTCTTCCGTAACAAGATAGTGTAGCTCGTTAAAACTTTCTTCTGTTGCTTTCCTAGGTAGTTTCTTTAGTTCTTCCATTAAACTTTGCCTTTCTTTTGTTTTTTGTGATAGTTAATCACGTTTTTCTTATCTTCAATAGTATAGTCACCATATTTTTTGTTTCCATACTGTCTTTGTATAGACTCAAATACATGGTCAGGCATAGATGCTACGTTCACACCTTCTAGCTTTCCATCATTAAATGCGTTAATTTTTTTAGCACCTTTAGATGCACCGGATTTTGCCATTATTTTGGTAATAAGTTCTTCTTGACTAGCTCGACTAGCTTGTCATCTACTGTATTGTCGGTGGTTTTAGCATAAGCTTCTAGTAGTTTTACTACAAGCTCTTTTACTGCTTTTGATTTTGCAAATGCAAATACTATTGGTTTAATGACTGCAATCATTTCTCTTCTTCCTTCTTAGCTTTTTTTGCCTTTGCTGCCTTTGCTGCCTTAGCTTTGGCTTCTCTTTCCCATTGTAGTGTTAGTGTGCTCATTAGAATAATTTAAATTTCTTTTCTTTTTTAGGTGGCTTGACTTTAACGATAGGTACTATATCCTGACACATCTTGGCATTAGGTGTGTTAGGTCTATACATAAAACCTTTTTTCATTAAGTCCGCACATTTATGTGCCCGTGTAATTTCATACTCGAGCTTCATCTTCTCCTCGTACCTCTTCGCCATTTGTTTACACTGTTTATATCCTGACTTATCCAACGGAACCATAAAGTTAACTTGGAAACCCCAGTTTTCTGCTAGTGTATAACTGCTAGGCTGCATAAACTCATCTAATGGTTTTGTATGATTACCCATATAAAAAGGGCTAAACGTCATAGTAGATCCATTACATTGTATGTTAGGACCATATATCTGACGTGATGATGCACCATTGTTCTGAAA